ATGCTACGATCCAAAATATAATTTCTTGAATTGATTTTTTCATTTGTTTTACCTTCTTTCACTTATAAATTTATTCCAAGCTTTTCTTGTTACTAATTTTGGTTTTGTATATGTTTGAACTGCTAAATCTTTATCATTAAAAAGCTTTCTTATATTATTTATTGGTATTCCTGTTTCTTCTGATATTTGTTCAGCTGTTAACAACTCATAGTCATCTTTTTTATTTACTAATATTTCTAATTTTGAATTAATTTCTTCTAATATTTCTTCCATCCTCTCATCTCCTTTCTTCTTTGTACCTTGTCGCATTTATTTTTGTTGCATTTTTGCAACTTTCTTTGTAAAAAAAATTCTGTAAATTCTTCATCTTCAATCTCTAATTCATCACTTAATCTAGCTGCCTCCTCTAAACTCATTGGTGATTCATTAGCAATTTTTCTTCCAAGTATGTATGGAGAGCATGGTATTTTAGGGGCTATAGATTGAATTGTTTTTCCTTTTTCAACTATTCTTCCTCTTACCTTTGCAGTATTTATCACAATTATTACCTCCTTTTCTTTTTTTGTTGCATTTTTGCAACTTCTGTTACTATTATACACTAATCAAAAATATTGTCAATACATTTTTGCAACTTTTTTTATATTTTTTACAATTTTTGTTGCAAAAGTTGCAAAATATGCTATAATAGCTTTAATGGAGGTTATTATGAAACAAATAGATTATGAACTTGTTGGAAAAAGATTAAAACAAGCTCGAGAAGAAAAAGGAATTAGCTTAGAAGATGCAGGAAAAAAAGTAGGTGTCAATAAAAGCACTATTCTTAGATGGGAAAATGGGCAAACGGAAAAATTTAAAATTCCAACTTTGGAGATTCTTGCCGATTATTATTCTGTTAATCCGTCATGGTTAGTTGGTAAAGATTCCAATAAATTTTTTAATGCAGAAAAATTAGACTCTTTTGGAAATTCAGTACTCCCTATTCCAGTTTTAGGTACAGTTAAAGCAGGATACGACTACTTGGCACAAGAAAATTGGATTGGAACTATTGATGTTGAAACTTCCTTAGTTGGAAATGGTAAAGATTATTTTGCATTAAAGGTACATGGTAACTCAATGTCCCCTGCTCTTATAGAAAATGATATAGTTATAATAAAGAAACAAAATGATTTTGAAAACGGAGATATAGTTGTTGCGATTATAAATGGAGACGAAGCTACAATTAAAAAAGGAAAAAAAAGTGATAGCAGTATTCTATTGCAACCACTTAACCCTAGTTATGAGCCACTTATATTTACTTATGATGAAATGAAAACTATACCTGTTGAAATTGTCGGTATAGTAAAACAATTAAAAAGAGAATTTTAGTTTAAATAAAAAAAGAGAAATATGTTACACATCGCGACAAGGTACATATTTCTCACATATAAAAATTCCTTGAAACAAGGTCTCTTTATGCTACATATTATAGCATAATAGAAAACCTTTTTTCAAGAGATTTTAGAAAAATTTTAGAAAGAAGGTTTTTATTATGGAAAGAAAAAACAAAAACACAAAATCAGTCGGAAATGGAGAAGGTTCATTATATTATAGCGAAACTTTAAAATGTTGGATATTTCAATACACATACAATGGTAAAAGAAAAACTTTAAAGCAAAAGAAGAACGAATCTACTAGAGAATTTAAAAAAAGAGTAACGAACTTAAAAAACTCATTAAATACAGGAACTTATGTAGAAGCCAATAAAGACACTCTACTCGTAATTTTAGAAAGGTATGTTGAACAAAAACACAAAGATGGTATAACTTCTGATAGATCTTACTTGAGAGATAAAGAAACACTAAATCAAATAAAAAAAACATGTGATTCTTGGATTAATAAACCTATTCAAAAAATAACTGTTGAAAATGTTGAAGATTCAAAAGAAAACATGCGAAAATATTCTAATAGTACAATTCAAAAAATGTGGATGTTATTAAAAAAAGGATTCAAGATTGCCTACTCTCGAAGGAAAATACCTTATAACATAATGGAAGATGAAACGTTAACTATACCAATCTCAGAGAAGGAAAGCAAAGTTGTTACAGCATTATCTAAAGAAGAAGAAAAAAGATTAATTGAAATTTTATCACAAAAAAATCACAAATATAACAGTATTCTTTTATTACAACTCTATACTGGTATGAGAATTGGAGAAGTTTTAGCACTATCTAAAGATTGCATAAATTTTAATGATAATACTCTTACTGTATATAGAACTATTACAAGAGATAAAAATGACAAAGTCATTTTAGGAAAACACACAAAAACTTATGATAAAAAAAGAAATATAGATAAAGGAAAACGAACTTTTCCTATGCAAAGCAATGTAAAAGAAATCATTAAAAAACTATATTCTGATAAAATTACCAATATTAATAATCTACTTTTTTGGGATTATAACAAAAACTTTTTTATAACAGATGGAGAAGTCAATTCATATTTATCAAGATTAAATAAAAAATACAGAATACTAACAAATCAAGACGAAACTCTATCTACTCACAGACTAAGACACACTTTCGTTACAAGATGCAAAGAAAATGGACTAAGCTCACCTGTTATTCAAAAATTGGTTGGGCACATTGAAGGAAGTAAAATTACTGATAATGTTTATACAGATGTTTCTTTGGATTTTATAACTCAAGAGTTAAAGAAAATGAAATAATTTTCCTACTGCATTAATATTGCATTACTTTTAATATAAAAAGCCATACAATCACTGAAAAATCAGTAGTTGTATGGTTTTACCTTTTGGTGCTTCCAACGGGAATCGA